CAGTAGTTGCTCAAATGCCCACTCTAGGCGTTGCTAGTGTTGGCGGTATCGGTGGTATAAGAGGGCCGGGATTATTCACAAATCCGGACGAACCCCGAATTCAAGTAATTGTCCAAGCGCCAAGCGTAATCGATCAAAATGGATTTACCGCAGCTGTGGTCGATGCCTTTAATCAAGTGCAAGCTAGAACCGGCGGTGGAGCAAGTCGCCTAGTTGCGCTATGACACTTTGGAATCCGGTCTATCGCATCAAGGTTAATGGCACTACCGCTACTTCAGCGACTCTTGCTGGACTAACAATTACCTCGGGTCGCACCGACATTTACTCACAGCCCATTGCTGGCTATTGCAATTTAACGCTTATTGAGACCAATGAATCGGCAATTACTTACGATATTAATGATTCAGTAACAGTCGAAGTCCAAGATTCCACCGGCACTTATGTCAATTTATTCGGTGGTTTCATTACAGATGTCACTATTGCAATTCAAACCGCAGGATCTACAGCTACCAGCCAACGAATCAATATCGTTGCTGTCGGAGCCCTTGCCCGTCTTGCCCGAGCTGTATTCACCGGCAATGTGGCGCATCAGTTCGATGGCGACCGAATCTATGATTTGTTAGCCACAGTCTTATTTGATACTTGGGCTGAAGTACCCGGCGCTTTAACTTGGAATACCTATGACGCAACGACCCAATGGCAGGATGCAGAAAATAGCGGATTGGGCGAAATTGACCGCCCGGGCGATTATGAGTTACACAGTCAAACTGGACTAAATTCAACGATACTTCAATTAGCCAGCGGATATGCAACAAGTGGACTGGGTTATCTTTATGAAGATGCCGAAGGCCGAATTGGTTATGCAGACTCGACTCATCGATCTCAATACCTTGCAACAAATGGCTATATTGACCTAGATGGCAATCACGCCTATTCGACCGGTTTACAAATTACCAAGCGAGCTGGCGATATTCGCAATTCAGTCACAATCAGTTATGACGGAACGAGTTCATCGACAGTAAGCGATTCTGATGCCGATTCAATAACTCTTTATGGCGAATTAGCCAGCACCATCACGACTACCCTTCGTCACCAAGCCGATGCTGAGGCTCAAGCGGCCTTTTATTTACTTATCCGCGCATATCCCCAATTCCTTATGCGACAGATTGGTTTCCCAGTCCATTCGACCGAAATCGACAATACCGACCGAGATTCCTTGTTGGAAGTCTTTATGGGTATGCCGGTCAATATCGTCAATCTTCCGGTCAATATGGTTAATGGCGAATTCCAAGGATTTGTTGAGGGATGGACTTGGACTGCCTCATATAACCGCCTTGACCTTCAAATGACTGTTTCGCCAATTGCATTTAGCCTTCAAGCCTTCAGATGGAATTCAGTACCGGCAACTGAATATTGGAACACTCTTTCAACCAGTCTAACTTGGTTAGACGCTACAATTGTCGCCTAAAGGAGAATAATGCCAACAACAACCAATTTTGGCTGGACAACACCAGCCGATACAGATTTAGTCAAGGATGGCGCATCCGCTATCCGCACCCTTGGCAATGGAATCGATACTTCATTAGTCGATCTCAAGGGCGGTACAACAGGCCAAGTATTAGCAAAAGCATCAAATACCGATATGGACTTTACTTGGAGTTCAGTAGATCCATTAACAATTCTTGATGCTAAAGGCGATTTAATTTCTGCAACGGCAGCTGATACTCCAGCAAGATTAGCGGTTGGAACAAACGGACAAGTTCTCACGGCAGATTCCTCAACCAGCACCGGGTTAAAATGGGCAACTGCCGCCGGCGGTGGAAAATTGTTGCAAGTTGTCACAGCAGTTTCAACCGGTTATGTCGCTGTAACTGGTACGACTTATGCCGATGCCAATTTATCGGCCACTATCACACCGACATTAAATACTAGTAAAATTTTAGTTTTAGTGACGCAAGGTTTCGGTTCTTATCAAAATACAGCAAGCGCAAAAAATGATGCTTATGCCCGAATTATGCGCGGCGCTACTGCAATTTGGACAAGCGATGGAACTTCAAGTACCGCGATTACTTATACGAGTAAGGCTTACGCGGACACTTCTTACACCACTTTGACTTTACATTATGTTGATTCTCCAGCATCGACAAGTGCATTAACTTACAAAACACAATGGAAAATGGCGAATACTACGAACGACCATACTCTTTATATGAATTATGGCACTTATCCTTCGCAAATCACACTTTTCGAAATAGGAGCTTAATATGAATTTAATTTTAACTACTAGAGCAATCCACAAATTGCGTCCGGGAACCGAATGGATTTTGGATGAAAATACTGGTTTGAAATTCATTGATGAATCAATCAAAGTGCCAACCAATGCCGAAATTGCTCAAGCCATCGAAGAAGTTTTAGCAGATGATGAAGCAAAAGCAGAAGCCAAAGCAAACGCAAAAGCAAGCGCTGAGGCTAAATTTGCTGCACTTGGTCTAACTGCTGACGAGATAGCAGCCTTGCTTAGTTAAGTTATGGCGAAACTATGCAAAGCCGGAATCCAGTTAAGAGAACAGCTGGATGATGATTATCCGAATCGCTCAAGAAAATCGGATGGTTGGATAGGCGATGCTAGGCACTCAGCTCGTAAATCGGATCACAACCCTGATGAAAACGGAATCGTTAGGGGTCTCGATATCACGAGCGATTTGGGAGCTCATCCGGAAGAAGCGCACTCGGTAGTCGAGAAGATTCGCAAGTTAGCCAAGCGAGGCGATAAGCGAATCAAATATTTAATCTTCGATGGGCGGATTGCCTCACCGATTATTAATTGGAAGTGGCGCAAGTATCGCGGAACGAATCCGCACCGCTCCCATTTCCATATTAGCTTTACAACTCTCGGGGATAACGATGGGTCTTGGTTTGACCTAGAAGGAGAACGCAATGTCAAACGATCTAAAAAAGGCCGCCGAAAGCTGGCTAAAGACATTCATAGCAACAGCCCTAGCGACTTATCTAGCGGTGGGATTAGACATCGAAGCGATTGCCAATGCAGCTGTGGTGAGCGTAATCCCCTCAATAATCAATTGGCTCAATCCCAATTACGAGAGATACGGTAAAGTCCGGTAATGGAAGCCAACGCTATTGCTGGCTTTGTCGCGTCCGTTCTCGGATCCATTGGCCTATTAATTGCCGGACTTCGCTACATAATCAAACTCGAGAACCTTCCATTAATTTCGAGACTTGATAAGTTAGAATCGACCCTTGAATTAGCCCTACGCGAGAAGGTGGCAAAAGGTGGCAACTCGAAAGCGCGCCGCTAAGCGCAAGCCAGTTAAGCGCAAGCGCACAGTAAAAGAGCTACCAACTAAGCTTGATTATTGGGCAATTGCTTGCCAAGAAATTTACAAATCTTGCCGCAATGCCGGAATGGATGAGGGCACAGCTCTCGCTTTTGCAATGGATAGAAGCTCTTGGCCGGACTGGGTTATTGATGCCAACGATCCGATTAGGAAAATTGGCTGGGAAGATGGCGAGGAAGATAACTGACCTACTTCCGGGAAGTCGAATTGTTTGAGGCGCTAAAGGCCGAATACCCGGACTTAACGCCATTATCAGCGACCGACCGAGCCGATGGCATAACCAGCGATGCCTATATCGAGCTTAAATGCCGGAGAACCCATTACGACCGGCTTTTGATTGAACAGCACAAGTGGCAATATTTGGCCGAAATAAGGGCTAGAACGGGCGCTAGAACGCTTTATATCAATGCGACACCGAAAGGTATCTACGAGTTCGATTTGGGGGCTCTAAACGAGCCTGAATGGGTTTTAAAGGTATTACCGACCAAGACCGATTTTGCCGGTAGCGAGAAGGTTGAGAAGGCAGTCGGCTTTATTGACATCCGACACTCCCGACTATTACTTGTCTAAATAGATTTAGAGCTTTACAGTTCTCGGGTAATTGCATTTAGGCAATTGCAGACGGGAGCAAAATGATAAATAAACCGGCAGTAATTCAATTTGATACTCAAGCCGGAGCTTGGACTGATGGCAAAAATTATGTCAAAGGCTCAATTATCCGGCGATATGCGGTTGAAAAGTTAGGGCGTAAGGGCTCTACTCGAGGCCGATTGTCTAGGGCTGAAATCTCGGCATATTTCCTAGATACCTATGGGGTGAGCGCAGATGTCAGATAGTCAGTTATTTATGTTGATTGTCTTTGGATCAACCGCGATTGTCTGGACGATTATGTATCGCTGTGAAGTGCGCGAATATAAGGCTTTCCAGCGCGGATATGAAAGGGGTCGCACAGTTGGACGAGCTGAACGAGCGAAGTCTCAATGAGTGGATTGACGAAGCCTTACGGACTCTTAATGACCGGGGATTCGAATATGGTGATCCGCGGGACAACTTATTACGCATTTACAACATATGTCGCGCCTTCGGTATTCAGCTCCGAGACCCAGCTGACTTGGCATTGGTGTTTATCGCGACCAAACTCTCAAGAATGGTGGAATCCCCGATGCGGGAA